GTGGCGGCTACAAATATCAAGCAGAACTTAGAGAAGGTGCTCATAAGTAACTCTTGTCCATACGCCGCTTCTCTAACACCACTTCCATGAACCCCTGCAAGTCCCAAGCGCAGGACACGATTTTCCACGGCTTCGGGCGATAGAAGCCATAGAACTTGCTAGGGTCGAGCGGATCGAAGTAGCACCAAGTATTCTCGCTGCACGGGTTGACATGCGTTGGATCTTGCCAATATCCGGGACTCCCAGCGTAGGGCAGAGCCAGCATCAGCTTGCCCTCAACCTCCATAACGCGCCAGATCTCGTTCATCCAGTTTATGAAGCCGAACTTGGCAGGGTTGATGTGTTCGGCTATATGGGAGGCAATGGCTAACTGCACGCAGCCGTCAGGGAGCGGCCACGGGTAGGTTTCAATGTCGTGCTGAATGATGCGGGAATCATCGAAGTTCTGGATGTCGATGCCCACAAACCCAGGCTGCGGGTGTCTGCCGCAGCCAATGTCCAACTTGATCGGTGTCCCGTTGAGAAGCGGATGTTTAGGAACGCTATTGCTTTTTTTCATCCCCTAAAGTATAGCTTCAATGAAGCGTAACCTCAAGAGAATCTTAATTGATAGCTGCCGTTAACGGCCTGATTGCTCTGAAGTTGGCTCGTAGCGTAGGTATTCCCCGCATAGCACGATCCAGCATTCGTGGTCGATGTCTGGAACAGCCCAACGTTCTGGATGGTCTTGGTCGTGGTGTAGACGCCAGAAGCCAGCGTGAAAGCAAACTGTACGGTCTTAGAGGCAATCGTAGTCGGAGTGACAGCGCAGCGTGCTCCGGCAACGTCCGTGATCTCGCCGTTAAGAGAAGTATCGGTAGCGCCGGGAGCGGTTCCGGTGCCCAGCGCGGCGTAGGTGATCTGCGAGGAGCCAGCAACACCGCCAAGGCAGGAAGTGATTCCGAACTGGAACCCTACGTTGGTGATGGTGTTTCGGACCCAGCCGGAATCCCCGACGATGATTGATTTGCCATTGCGATCTTCCACAATGTTGAGCCGATAAAAGCCCCTGACGGTCACTTTGTCCCGTACCGGAGCCGATCTTTCCTTGATTGTCTTAGCCATTACGATCTCCTTTTGAATAAATCCTTGAACATCGACCACCATGTACGTTCCGTGAGCGCCACCACCACTCCCTCAAGTTCTGTTATGCGGTTCATAGCAGCGACCATGCGGGAATCGGCGGCTTCAATGTAGCTTTCCATCGAAATTCTGTGATTTTCGGCCTGAGTGCGTAAGGCAGCATCCGCTTCCATCCGCGCTATCCGTTCCGTCTGCAAGTCCCGCGCTAGCTGATCCTGTTTTTCAGCGATCAGGAAGATGAAGTCGGAGACGCGGCCCACTTCAACGATCAGCGCATCTACACGGCGATGTAGGGCCGTATCGTGCCAGCGGCGTTCGTCAATCTCCACCTGATGCGAACTGCGGGTATCCGGGTTGTGGATAAGCTCCTGGATAGGCCCTATCGAGGGCGAGTGGTCAGAAACGTACATGTATTGGGATGGCTGCATTTTAGGCGTACCCCGGCCAAGCATGGCTTTGCATCCAGGAGCCATCGAAGAACGGCCCCGCGTATGGCAAGTTCTGGTAGGTGATGTCCTGAGAACCCGTGTTGTCGTCGTACTTCTCCAACTCCTGTATGAGCATCGCGGCCTTATTCGCGTGCCGATCCGCTAGCGCGAGGTTGTAGTAAGGGTTTGGAGTAGTCGCGGTTCCGGGGAACTGGGCACACTTTTCAAGCGCCATTTCAATGAGTACGTCGCCTCGCTGTGCCACAAACGGAGGCAACTGGGGTTGATCGTCAGTGAGTTCAGGAAGAAGTTTGATGTACAAGTATGGGAGCACATAAAAGGCGTTTATGGGGCGCGGCCATAGCTCATAGCGCGGAACTGACGGGACCGCCTCCGTGGTGGCATTGATGATGAAGATGTCGCCGGCGACGTAGGTTCCAGCAGGAAAGTAGACCTGGACGCCGTTGCTTAGGTCAATAGGCGAGGAGTCCGGGACAGGGACCCCTGTCGTGTAGGCCCCGCTATCTTGCTTCCACTCGAAGATGACTGACCCGACAGCGCCCCCTGTTGTGATTTGGATGACGTAGGTCGAAGCAGTTGGGAACGAGTACCCTTGAGACGTGGTCGATACGGGCGACGGACCAGAGCCTCCAACCTGGAGGACGGCCCCGATTTCCCCTTGGTAGTTGGCGGTGTAATCGTAGAAGGCTGATCCATAAACAACTCCTGAGCAGACGCGCTGCGGGTCCATGAGGTCAAGATCGGCCTGCGTTAACTGGGTCCAAATCTTGTATGAATTGGTTGGGTTCGTCAGGGACTCGAAAGACTGGAAATCCGCTGGAACCGGAAAGTAGCATTGGAAAATCTGGTATTGGTCTGTGACCGTCGCCCCAGCCCACGGATTATCCAGCAGGATTGAGGTGGGGGAAAGCACCGCTAAGATCGTATAGGTTGGGAAAGCCGAAGGGATGGCACCTCCGCGAAACTGAGCGCCTACCCAACTTACATCCCAAGTGGTCCCGTTGCCGGTGATATAGGGCGAATTGAAAGTAGCGGTAGCGGTCCCGGTGTTGTAGAAGATGTGCGGGTAAAACGACGAAGTGCCGCGCCGCCAGGACCAAGTTCGGCGTTCGGCTAGTTGCTGAAAGGCGTCCTTAACGAAGTCTTGGGACGTGGCGGGACCGATTGCTGGGGCGCGTAGCAGCAATCGGTTCCAGAGAGTAGTAAAAGTGTCAATCGGCACACGCCCGCTTCCTTAGATCAGGTTCCGATCACTTCGAGGTCGCCTGTCCAGACTCCCCCTGTAGTGAAAGTGAGGGTGACTGGAGTTGTTCCCCCGCCAGATTTAGCGATGACGCTGGGTGCATTGGTAGTCTGTGACGCTACCGCAAAAAGCACCGATTCCAGCCCCGTATTGAGTGTGTCTCCAGAAGTGGCGAGCGTCACATTGAAGTAAATCGCCCGCCTGCTCCCGATGACGTTTTGATACCGCGAATTGATGGTGACTGCTGCCATGTGCGCTCCTTAGGGCAACTGCGGAATATCCACGTTGACAGTGGCCACTCCAGCAGCATCGGCTGTCGTCGCATGGCCGATCTGCATGAGGGTAGTGGTAGCCGTGACCACGCTTGCGGTATTGGCGGCAGTATTCGCCATAACAGCGCCGATGGCCGTAGTACCAGCCTTGACTGTGATCCCGTTTCCTTTAATCAACATGGCAATGACGTTTCCGCCAGTTCCAATGGTTGTAGGCGTGACACGCAGAACGCCCGCAACTGCCATACCCGGAGAAGTTGGAGAAATAGACTGCCGGTAGTCGTTGGTAACGATCCGGTTAGCGTAACTTTTCCAGAACAGCAGCATGTTAGCAGCGGGAGCGCCTACGGTATTGGCCGAAGTAGCGCCGGAGTCCAGAATGGCGACGGTATACGCCTTGTCCTGATACTCGAAGGTAACGCCGATGTCACCGGGAGCATACCACTGGTTCGGGGCTTGCGTGGTAGCTCCAGCGGGGCTTGCGGTAAGCGGCTGGTTGAGCGTATCGGGGCTGCTGAAGCCCCCCAAGTACATTGAAGTTCCGCGATTTGCATTAGGCATGTGATTATCTCCTTAGATCCTTTCCTTTAGGCCGAGAACCCGTAGAGTTGCCGATGGTAACGCGGCTGGAGCGTCAACTGATGCGCCAGAAGCACTTGACCCACAACCACGGTGCTCGCAGCCTCCGGGATGAAGTCGCGGAACCCGCCGCCGAAAGTCGGATCGTTCGACACGTAGTAGTTCAGGAACGGCTTGCGGGCGTTCAAGATCCACAGAGATTCGCCGCTATTGCCGAGCGAACCAACCGGGTAAACAGTGACGGATGGATTGCCGCCGCCAGGGGATGACATTTCAGAAAGCGTTGTGGTTGCCACTGGATCGGCAGTACCAGCGCCCGTTGGACCTGTCAGGTAAGAGCCAGGGCAGTAGCGCGAAGCCACTACCGTTGCGCCGTTGAAGGCCAAGCCACGGAAGCCTACGCCAACTTCGAGTTTGGTGTCCTGGAAGCGCTGCTGGGTCTGGAATTTGCTCTTGAGGTAAGAGAACCCGATAGGCGTGGTGACGATCAAGTTGGGTTCGTACTGACCAGAACCGTAGAAAGCGTTCATGTACTGCTGATCCACGGTGTCATATTGCAGAGCGCCCGAAACCGCCGTTGGAGTGGAGTTCAGCGATGGGCTGTAGGTGGCGCGAGTCAACCCACCATAGGTAGCGTAGGTATTACCATCCCACGATGCGACTGAGCCATCATTCAGCGCTTCTGCGAGTCCATTGACATTGGATGTGTACCCGGCATTGATACCGTTCAGGTACGTCAGGATGGAGACAAACGCCCCAGCCGACATATAGCCTTCGTCAACACGCGCTTTGAGAAGTTTCACCGCCGCCAAACCGCCTTTGTTGAATACCTGGAAATCTTCCTGGTAGAGCGGGACGGAGACTTGCAGCAGTTTCACGTCGAATCGAAGCTGTTGTTCGGTCTGCCGCTGCGCGATGTTGAACTTCTTTCCCTTCGGGTAGGGTCCACCAATCAGTGATTGGTAGATAAAATCTTCATTGATCGAAGAACCGCCGTCGAAACTTTCCTTGAGGTTCTGGCGCAGGAAGTAGTTGAGCGGATCTTGATTGAAAATGGCGTCTACGAGCGCGGGTGTGGTGCGAATATAGCGCCGCGTAGTTACATTTATTTGATCGAGATTATCGGGCATGCACTTACGTGCTCCTTTAATTCAATGCCCGACACTTCGACCAACGAAATGCGGGGTTAGTGGGTTCCGTTACCGGGAGCGGAGTTCCACGTATTCAGTAATTCCATGTCCAGATCCTTCGGGATACTCTCCGTTGGAGTAGGACGAAACATTTGCGATTGTTCTTGCGGCACCGGATTGGTCGGCATGTTCATACTGGAACGGATATTCCGCTCAATTTCAGCGGTCTTTTCTTTTTCCCAGTTCTTTCTGCCTTCTTCTTCCGCTGCTTTCTTGCGTGGTTCGATGAACTTTTCGTACACGTCTTTGATTGGCACCTGTCCTGGGGCTAATCCCCGCTCTTGGGCCATCTTCACCGCCAATTCATCCAGCGCGTCAGTGTCTAGTTCTTCTTTGTAAAGAACCGCATGACGCGAAGCCAATCGGCCAACGTCCTTCACGACATTGCCAAGATTGTTTCCCATCTGCTTCCGAATAGCTTCGATGTCGGCCTTGGTGACATACTGCGTCGGATCGAAGTTCGGGGCTACGCCTGTCGCCTGCGCCTGCTGAAGCTCGCCAAGCACCTTCTGGTATTCGGTCTGCAACTGCTTGTAGCTGGCGTCGGCCTTGGGATACCAGTCCTTTTCGAGATAATCGTTGCGTTGCGTTAAGGTTTGGACTCTACCCACCTGCGCGTTGTAGTCCTCGGTTGCGGTCTTGAGGATTCCATTGAGTTTGGTGCCGAGTTTGTCATTGCTGGCAATTTTATCGAGGGCGGCAACGACAGCATCATCGCTCATCCCGGCCTCTTGCATTGCGGCAACTACGAAGTCTTTGAAATTGTTAGCCATATCATCCTTGTGGTAATTGCGGCGGAGGTAGTGAACTGCTCCCGGTGATCGCAGGCGGATTCGATGCGTCGGTAGGCGCAACCATTCCACCCGGACCAGCGGGGGCACTTCCAGCCCCGGCGCTCATCGCGGACGGTACTGCAACGCGGAGTTTACTGATGGCCTCCGCCGCCACGGGTGCCAGCGAAGGCATTGCCTGCGCGAGCGATTGATAACCCGTTTCAATCTGACGAATGGCGTCCATGACTGGGCTGATGCCGGATAACCCGGACGCTGGGTTTCCTTGCCCTGAACTCTTTACCGTTGTGGAAGTCTGATCCGGCAACGGCGGCAACGATGGTTGTGATCCAGTTGCCAACTATAATTTCCCCTTGGGAGACTTCAGTTTCCCGGAGTCGTTCGACCCACCGGGGCGCGTGAACTTGTTTGTCTTGGTCATGGATCCTTCATCGGCCATCCACTTGACGCGATGCGTCATGCCGCCCACGTTCTCATCGACGGACTGCGCTAACTTGCCGTTCATCCCGCCTTCGCGTTGCCCCGAAGCCATTACTTCTTCCCCTTCATGTGCTCCAGCTTGCCGCCCTTTTTCTTGCCGAAGTGGTGCATCTTCCCGGACATCTTGGACTTGCCGGAGTGCTCCATGCGCTCCTCTTTCATCTCAGCCTTCATGGAATCTTTCATGGAACTCCTAGTGGTGCATCTTGGAAAGAGTTTCGGCTAGGCGTGCCCTACGCCCAAGTTTCCCGCCAGCAGAGGCGGCTTTAGTGAGTTTGGATTTTGGGATTTTTGTGCCTTCAGGAACGCCGAGTTCCTTATGCAGAGCGCCAGGATGTTTGATCGCCCCCGCGATCCAATGTTTCTCAGCCATGTATGGTTAGGAAAGTATCATAGCTAAAGCCATCATGTCAAACATAGTTAAGTGTTTCATTGTAACTATGGTTAACTAGGTTTCCTTCATGATGACCCGTGGCCCCTCTTGCCCAGTAGCCTTGCGGCCTTCTGGTGACACCGCACCACCTAGCCCATGATTCTGGCACCAGATGATCCTTTCCGGCACAGTCCGCACGCCATCCGGCAGATTGCCGATGTTGGGGACGTTGAAAATCTCCCATAGCGTGTAGGTGTCGATGATCCCGCCGCGCCACATCATCAGATAAACGAGTTTCTGTTCGGTTTGCGCCGCCGATAGCAGCGATCCGGGCTGAATCTTGAACGCGAAGCGCCGCAGGAACTCTTTGGCTCGATTGTATTTCGGCAACGGCCCACGCATGAGGGATTGCGGTTTCAGGTTGCCATCAACGTCAAAATCGTCAACGTGGACGTAATCCGGCATCATGGTTCCCGGCTCAAAGTCAAAATCGTCCTGCGTAATTCCGCCTGGACCCAAAATCGTGACGCGCATCGGGAACGTGTAGAACTCGGTAAAGTTATAGGCCAGTTGCTTGGCAAAAGTGCGTGTAAACGCTTCCATGATGCGAGATCGGAAGCGAATGGCGGGTGTCATGGCCCGCATGATTGACTCAACCGTCGAATTTGACGGGAGTTGGCCTAAATTCATCATTTCGGACATATCGATGATGCCCGAAAGCTCTTTCATCTCCTGCTGAATCCACTTGATTTGCTCAAAGATTCCCTGATCGAGCGGTGGAGGCGGGACAACCTGGATTCCCTTGCCAGCCATCGGATTCTGCCAGAGTTTCATGCCAGCAGCGCGGGTATTTGCCGCCGCGAACGTCGATTTTGAGACATTGGCCTTGTCTGCTATCAAAGCTGGCTGGGCGACTTGCGCGGCATGGTCATCGACTACTCGCAAGAGCTTGTTTAGGGATCGCTGAAGTGGCAAAAGGTCCCAAACAGGCGCTTTGCCAAGCCAGGAGAAGGGCTGCGGATTTAATGTAATTTTAATGATTGGGAATTGGGCATGCCAGTAGGGGCTGGGCTGATCTACCACCTTTTTCGTCCCTACCCACTGGATCATGCGGCGGTTGGGGTATAGCGGTTCACCAACTTTGACTACGTAGGACCAGTTGTCGGCGGGTTCGCGGCCATTTGGCCCTTC